AAGCCTCGGACGACCTGCACACTACGCAACTCGTCGCGCAGGCAACTCTAGCAAAAGCCGCTGCTGCTTGTGATGCCGCGCTGCAAATGATCGAGGACGCGGACGCTTTTGTGAAGACACTGCACGCGAGCTGGCCGCTGATTCAGAAGATGCTTGGGATACCGGAGGCGTGATGGATTTAGAGCAGGTACACGCTAAAGCTGAAGAGGATTTGAAAGAGGCGGAAGAGTTCTTTAGCCCCGCAAACCTTGCTGCAAATGCTCAGTTGCGGTCGGTTCTTAGCTGTCCGCTACCACCTAACTGCGGTCGCCATATCAAGCGAACGCCAACACTCGACGAACTCGATCAATGGAGGTAACACAATGCATTACAAAAACGGGCGTGAAGCAAAGAACGGTGACAAGATTGTATTTCTTCCATCATGGGGAGGGGCGTCGGTTATCGGCATCCTGTACGACGCGGTAGCAGGAAACAATGATTGCAATGGCAAGATCGCGCCGATGGCACCAAACGATCCTTGCCCAGATCTCAAAGACTGCCTACACTTAGACGATGTGCTCAAGGCGCTTCCTGCTGACGTTCCTGACACATCGAAATAGGACACGTGATGGACACGTTTTCCCAAGTGGCGATAGGCGTGCTGCTGGTGTTGACTATAGTGTTTGGAAAGGCATTTTGGAGAAAAAGCGAATGACTGAAGCACAGAGAAATAGGGTTAGCAAGGAAGGTGAGCGAATGGCAACCTGCACTTGTGGGCACGACGAAGAAGAACATGGCGGCGATCCCAAATATCCGGGTTCATCGAAGTGCAACATTGAAGGCTGTGACTGCGTATGTTGGGAAGAGGACGAAGAAGCAGAGGAAGAGGAAAGCGAATGAACCTGAAACCGTTATACCCGCGATTCAACTGCCGCCCTTATTTCAAACATCTCGCTTCTGGCGCTCCAACCTCTTCGGGCGCGTGGCAAGTCCCCGACCTCTGCAAAGCCTACGACTGGCCCACCGGCAAGCCGGGCGGGACCAAGATCGCCATCATCGAACTCGGCGGCGGGTGGGTGCAGGAGGATGTGGACGGCTATTTCAAATCCATCGGGCAACCTTCGCCTAACATCACCGACGTTTCGGTAGACGGAACAACGAACTCGCCCGGCCAGGACGCCGACATGGAAGTGGCCTTGGACATCGAAGTGGCAGGCGCGGCCTTCTACGTCGCTACCGGCCAGATCGCCCAGATCCGCATGTACTGGTCGCAGGACATCGCCTCGGCTGTAACCAATGCGGCAGCAGACGGCTGCGACGTGTGCTCGATCTCGTGGGGCGCTGACGAGGCCGAGTGGGGCTCAGAGGCGTGCGAGCAGATGGAAGCGGCGGCGCTGGCGGCGACGAAGTTGGGCATGACGATCTTCGCCGCTGCGGGTGACAACGATTCTTCGGACGGCGGGGAGAGTGCGGCCAACGTGGACTGTCCGGCGTCGTGCCCGAGCATCGTGGGCTGCGGCGGGACGAACAAGACGGCAACAAGCGAGGTGGTGTGGAATGACAATCCGAACCAAACGGACGGTGAGGGAACTGGCGGAGGATACTCAACGGTATTTCCCGTACAAGCATGGCAGATCAACATTCCGAACGCTCCTGTGGGCCTCGGGCGTATGGTCCCTGATGTTGCTGCGGACGCTGATCCCAACACTGGCTACATCATCTTCCAAGGCATGTCGCAGCAAATCGTAGGCGGGACAAGCGCGGTCACTCCGCTGTACGCAGGACTTTTCGCCGCGTGTGGAAACAAGCTGGTCGATGTGCTGGCGACACTGTGGAAGAATCCGGCAGCGTTTACCCTCATTACCAGCGGCGGCAACGGAGCCTACAACGCCGGTCCTCAGCCTAGCCCATGCACGGGCTTGGGCGCACCGGTAGGCAGCAAGCTCGCGGCGCTGTTTGCCGCTGCAAGGGAGTAGGAGTAGATAATGCGGAAAACTGAACGATTTGAGGATATGTCGCCTGATGGCAAACTAACGGTCTTGATCGAAGACGATGGAGACATAATCATAGAAGCGACGACTTGGACCTCGCCAACTGGCGGTCGCTTGTTTCGTCAAGCGCAGGTGCAATTCTGCACATGTGGAAGCGGCGGTGGACAAAGCCCTGAGACTCGTAAGGCGTTACTATCTCTCTTCGACGCAATTCAGAGAGACAATGAAACAAACAAGCAGCACCGAACTTAAAAAGGAGACCCCACATGAAACACATCATCGCAATCTTGTCCGTGCTCGCCGCTCTCTGCATCGTGCCGCGAGTGGACGGGCAAACTGGCATCGAAGTTCAAACCGGCACCGCTGCGATGGTCGCGCGCCAGAACGGCCAGACCGCAGCCGCTGATCTCTCTTGGGTGCTGGTCCCGATCTACAACTCACCACCCGATACCAATGGCAACGTCAACACGTTCAACGTCCGCAGCGATGCCTTTATTCCAAGCTCGCCGTTTGCTTGGGGATACTACGGCGTTGGAGCCGATGTAATGCCTACGAAATTCCTCAATCAAATCGGCGGGAAAGTCCTTGTTCCGACTGATTCACTACACCTGGAGTTCAACGGCACAGTCGGGGAATACAACCCTGACGTGGGCAACGCGCACGTCGCTGGTATGGTAGGCGGCACGCTAGCTTGGGCCTTGAACCAGAGCGGCACGATCACCTGGAACGTGGTCGGCGCAGACTACATGATAGGGATCAGTCCCTCTACTTGGGGTGTTACATCGGGCTTGAATATCTGCCCGTTCCTGTGCTCGGCTAATCAGCAGTCCGTCAAGGCAGCGAAGGCCAGACGAGCAGCGATGACGTTCAAGAAGGTAGTAGGGCAGTAAACTAGACTTTGCGCGGCGGCGTGGAACTGGTACACGCTCCCAAGTGTGAGGCTACCGTGGGTTACTACCGGGGTTCTGAGCTATTCGTGGCCGTTTTCGACTGAAAGCGCCTGGGCGGCACGAGAAACACGATAGTTCGGTCCGGCACACTGACGGTGGATGGTCGGTATGGGAACGGGGCTGCGCCTCACTACTGATGGCCCCCAATTTGCCGGTAACTGCCCAACGGGTCCGGCCCGCGCAATTCACTGAGGCAACCATGCACTGGCTCAGCTTCACCTACGGCGTCGTTTCCGGCATCCTGCTGGCACTCGCAAGCGGGATAATCTATCTGTGGAACCCACGCCGGATGTTCTGGGGGTAGGCGCCCATGCGGCAAAGGAGAATTATGCACACTCAGTTTATTTACAATGACCAATCCCCATGCTCTTGTGGGTTGAAAACTGAATATCTTCGTGAGAGTAATGGGTGGTTCGCTACATTCAAGGTGGCACGTTTTACGGGAATTTGGCAACCAGCGTTCATCTTTTACAATTGAGAGTTATCCCATGCCCACTGTCTCCCCTCTGACTCCCGCGCAGCAAGCCGTAGTCGATGCTGAGTGCGCCGTATACCCGTGGTGGCGGCGCGTGCTCATCGCCTTCGACCAGTTCATCAACGTAGCGGTGTTTGGCGGTCTGGTAGGGGAGACGATTTCGGCTCATGCTGGCCGGCTGGCCGTGCGCAATGTCTGGTGGGCTGTGCGGATGTGCGATGCGCTGGACCTGCTGGAGAGTAATCATGGTAGTAAGGCGTGCTGCGGAGACTTGTACAGAGCATTGCTGGTCGTACAGGCCGAGGAAAGCAGCGGGAACCTGCTGACAATGGCAATCAGGAAAGCGGCCAAATGACGTTCATGCAAGCAATAGCTCGAATGGAAGGGTTTTATGTGCAGGGTAGCCGTGCCCAGCGGTGCAATAATCCAGGGGATCTCGATCTTGAGCCATGGCTTGAGGCTCCGCCTTACTGCGCCGTCCTCGAAACCATCCCCCACGGCTACCACGAGCGGCCACGCTTCGCCTGTTTCCCGACCGTCGACCAGGGCTGGAGCGCCATGCGAACCTTACTAACACGGAAGTATCTGGGCATGAACGTGGCGGCTGCCATCACCGACTGGGCACCGCCAAGCGACGGCAACGACACAGCACAATATATTTCAGAGGTTTGCGAAATGACTGGAATGAGTCCAGAAACGATCATTACAACTGAATTGATCGGGTAAAAGATCAGGAGATTACTATGCCAGCAGATGAAATCATGCCCCTGTTCCGGGCTGGCAAGCTGCATTCTGGACCGGGAAAAGGTAAAAAGAAAGGAAAAATTGTCCGAAAGAAAAAACAAGCAAAAGCGATCTTGCTATCATATCTTCGCAAGGAAGGGAGGATAGGACCACGAAAGAAGACTAGCAAGAAGAAAGTACAGCGAAAGCGTATCTCGACGAAGCGGTAGAGGGAGGGCCATTGGGGAGCACGTGCGCGGTAGAATTACCTACAATCCATTGCTTGAAGTGCGGGATTATACAGTTCCAGAAACCGGAGCGGCCAAAGTGTCTGCGCTGCGGTGCAAATCTAACTATTGTGGAAGAGGTTTCAGCAGAGCCGCAGGAAGAAGAAACCCGATACGGGACTGACGAATACCTTAAGCGACTGGAGGACGGTGTTTGTTTAGCCTTAAAAGAATTGAGAAAGAAAGCACATCTCCAACAGAGAGTGGTTGCTGAACGCGCACAGTTCGGATCGAGAACATACGTTAGCAAAGTAGAGAATCCACAGGGGTCAAATAGGACAATTCCCACCCTACACTCTCTTGAAAGGTTTGCCAGAGCACTTCAGGTGGAGACGTGGAGGATCGTGGCAATAGCCGAAGAGAAAGCCGGTAAGCCTGAAGGTAGTGGTCTTGACTGGTGGAAGGAATGGGTGCCGCCATTAAAAAAAGTGCGGCCACGGGACCGGGATGAGGTTTTGGCGATAGCACGCAGCTTAAGCCTCAGAAATGTATTGCCAGCGGCGAATAAAAACGGTAAAGTGTAAGGGAAATGCGGAGCACGTGCCCTTTCTGACCGCCGCATCGGCCAGAAATATAAGCAACGGCCTCAGCGTAAAGCTGGGGTCGTTCTCGTTTTGGAGGAAAGTATGGCAACCAAGAAAAAGACGAAGAAAAAGGTAAAGCGCTGGATACAGGGAGCGGTCAAGCATAAAGGTAGCTTGACGCGAGCAGCAGAAAAAAAAGGCGTCTCAACCAAAGTTGAAGCCGAGTCCGAAGCAAAATCCCCAGACAAGCATATCGCCTCCCGTGGCCGTCTGGCTTTGCGTTTTATGGGAAAGGCAAAGCACGGCAATATCAAGAAAGCCAAGGGGAAGAAGAAGGTTCACCGCAAGCGCGTAGCGAGCAAAGCATGAACGAGATCACTGCGTCGAATCAGGAATCGGTCAGAATGAAAGTATCGTCGGCACGTGCTGCGAAGCGTGTTGGTAAGAAAGTGAAAAAAGGGCCGCGCAGAAAAATCGTAACTAAGAGGTGATGGAGTGGCAAAGAAAAAGAAGTCGCGTACAAACCAAGCAACGCAGGGAGCGACGCCGATGAGTTCGAGCAGCAGCGGCCATTGGGACGTAGGAATAAGGTCTGCCGAGAACGGGGCCGTCATAAATATCAGCCACGACCCCGGAGGGAAAAACCCAAAATACACGTCCAAGACGCTCGTAGCAGCTTCCCCTCGCGCCGCGTTCAGGATAGCAGCCGCGCATCTTCCCGCACTGGCAAAGAAGGCGGGGAATGGCAAGAAGGCTGCAAGGAAGAAAGTCTCCGCAAAGCGTTCGTAAGCAAGTCATGCTATCCTCGCAAATTCGCCGTGATACTTGAGTGCCGCTGGCACGTAAAGTTCGCGCCATGCAGCCTCCGCCGTCTTTCGGTAGCCAAGGTAGGTAAGTATATTATTCACGGTGATGAAGGCTACATATAGGCCGCTCCGCTTGTGAATCCGCACACCGATAAATCCAGAAGTGTTATCCACTCTCATTCTATGATTCCTGCCGTTTTCTGCAAATGTTGCGATGCGTAAATTACTCCTTGTGTTCAAGAGGGTCTCCCCTGATTGAATGTGATCGCCTATTCTTAGATCACCGACCTCCAAACCAAGGATTTGTCGGTGCATTTGAATTGTCTCCATACGCCCCTTGATAATTTCCTTGCGGGATGCATAATAGGCTCCCATGCCGGGATTCAGCCGCGCGTACCATTTCCACTGCATCAGCCAGCAATAGTCGGATTCCCAAACGATGGTGTGCTGACCTTGCGTGAGTGGGATGAGGCGGCAATAAACGCCATCGAGTTTGAAGGGTTTTGCATCCTCGATAAACGGGCGTATCCTTCCCTGATGCCCATGACAAAATCGCACAGGCATATAGCAAACGCGGTATTCAGAAAAGGATGTTCGTGTGGCCAAATTTGTTTTTTGACCGCATCCACAGTGACAATATCCGAAGGGAATCGGGCAATCAAAATTTCCGCAAATGCACAGCGCTGGAAGTGGTAGAATCGGTTGGGAGGGTGTCACAATCGCTCCTTGGGCGAGTAGGCTTTGGCCGGGTGTTCAACCACCCGACACCCCCATTTTAGCATAAGTGAGGGGAAAATGGCGGGCGTATTCACTTGGTTAACGGTTTCCGATGCCATTTCAGAGCTAGGCCAACGCCTGTACATTACCCCATCGACAACTTCCTTTTGGACCTCAGACGAGCTTTTTTCTTATCTTGTTCGCAGCCTTCAGATGTATAACGTATTGACTAATTTCTGGAAAGTTGAATTTTCATACAACAGCACAAGTCTGTGGAACTCTCTTGGTGCCCTGACTGACAGTCCAAGGCTCCGGACAATCACCGATCAGCAGGCTTACGCTGATCTTGAATATATGTTGCTTGAGCCGAGCAATCTGACAAGCACTTGGACCGGCACCATCCAGTTTTCAATCTCCGATCTGTCGCAGGCTCTCCAGCGGCGCAGGGACGAAATGATTCAAGTATCGAACTGCAATCAGAGCCTATCGACATTTATTCCGCTCACGCCTAACACGATCACCACGCAGCTTCCAAGTTCAAACATCGACGTGGCTCGCGTTCGATATTTGCCCCTGCAATTCAGCACATCCGGCGCGGCATCTTCAGGAGCAAGCACGATCACCGTTTCGTCTACTACCGGAATCGCCAATGGGCAACTGGTGACGGGAACAGGAATTGCCTACCCCACGACGGTGAGCGGAGTAGGATCAGGATCAATTCAAATCTCGCAGCCGACAACAGGCGTTGTTTCTGGAACACTCCAGTTCTTTACTGCCAATACACTCTACCGAGACGACACAATAGCGCAGGAATTCTACGAGGCTCCGCTTTACCAACAACCTTCTGGAACGCCGCAGACATTCAGCTTGTCCTCGGAGCCACCACTTTCTTGGATCGTCGATATTCCACCGACGCAACCAGGAAACTATGAGGCGGTCGTGCTCAACTCAGGTGCTCCATTTACCCCCCCAACGCCGACGCTCCTTGGCATCCCAGACGATCTAGTTTTCGTGCTCGAATATGGCGCATTGGCTGACTTGCTTAGCAGGGAACCAGAAGCAACAGATCGTGAACGCGCGGAATATTGTATGCGTCGTTACCAAGACGGATTACAATTGATGCTCAAAACTCCTTGGATTATGCTTGGGAAAGTCAATGGCGTTGCGGTTAGCTGCGACTCGCTTAGGGATATGGATAATTATTCGGTCAATTGGGATTCCGATCCATCTGGATTTGGTCCTGTCATCGTTACTGGCGGCATAGATTTTTTGGCTGCGCCAACAAATTCAAATGTGGGGGTGACCGTTTTAGGTAACGCTCCCATAACCGACCCATCCGGCACCTATCTCCAGATCGCTCCCAGCGATGCTGATACGATGTATAATTTGGCCCAGACTAGGGCGCTCTTCAAGCGTGGTGGCAGTTCGTTCAAAGAAGCTCTTGCGCTGGAGGCTGAGGCAATCCAGTTTTGTTCAGCCAAGAACACAATGCTACGTTCTACGGGAGCTTTTAGCGACATCCTCATGCAACGCGGCCAAGCACAGGAACGAGCGCAAAACCGCTACAACACGAAGCCTAAATAGGCTTAGCCTAAATTTGCGAATTCGCCATGCAATTCCTTAGCTTTTTCGCAATAGGCCGCGTATGCTGCTTCTTTACTATCGAAGTACCCTAAAAAATATCTACGCCCCCTAGCGGCTATTCTGGCTTTCCATTTGTGCTCTTTCTTATCCCACGAGACGCCCTTAAAACCGCTGGTATTTATGCTGTTACGGCCCTGATTCCACGCATTCTGAGAACAATCTGCGAGTCTGAGGTTTGCAAGAAGATTATCTAATCCATTCCGGTTTACGTGATCTACCTTTCTATCGTCGCCGTACTCAAGACCAAAAATCTCGTTGTGCATGAGGATTGTAACCAGATTTCCGTTTATGACCTCTGTTCGCCCAGCATAGATATTTGGAGTCTTCCTTTTGCGATTTCCGATAGTGTGCCACTTGTGTGAATTGATTGATTCGTATTTGCCATCGTCAACAATGGCCACTTTGCCGAATGTGAGGGCGACAAGCCTAGCCCCCTCTGGACATTCGCATTTTGACAAGTCCACCCTGTCGGCTAGGCAGTGGCCGTTTATAAAGAGAATCGGGTACCCTCTCACCCACCCATGCTCGGTGTTATTTGTAGGCGCAATCCTTGTTCTTTCTCCACACCCGCAATGGCAGTAGCCGAAGGGAATCTCGCAGTCGTGGTTACGGCAGACACATAAATTATCTGGCAGTTTAGCCTCTCTGAAGGAATTATGGCCGTGTATATACTTGCGAGGCACGCCTCTGATCGCTCTTTTCGATGCATCGCTTTCATCGGGGATTGTCGTCTTGCCGCCGCACCCACAATGGCACAACCCATGAGGAATTTGGCAGTTAGGATCGCCGCAGATGCATCCGTCAAATGGTGGTAGAATCAGTTTGCGAGGCGTCATATCGTTCCTCCAGAACGGTAGGGTGAGAGCCGGGAGTTCGTCGCTCCTGACGCCTCCATTATATCGCAAAACGGCGAAAATGAAGCGAAAAAGATTTTTCACCGATGCCCTAAATAATAGGCTAAAATGTAGGCGTCACCGCCACAAGGACCGGGAGCCGCGTGGGATGCGAGGCACAGCGCATGGCACTTGGTCCGTTCGATCACAAGGGTGTCGACCTTGTTTCGCCAATTAACCGCTTGGTTTCAGGGCGGACGGCTCTGAGTGTCAACGTTCGCTCATACATCAAAGGCGGCGTCACTTTCCGCAATCTTCTCAGCGACCCAATCGACGACGCAGTAAATGCAGCCACAGCATCAGAGAACACAGGTACAGTTACGCAAAGTGGCTCTGGAATCGCATGGACCAATCCTAGCAATATCTTTGCCACATCGCCGTCGATCTACACGCAAATCTCTATCACGGGAGAATCGCTGTCATCACAGATTCTTTCCATCACTGATTTAGGATTTGCGATCCCTGCCGGAGCCACAATTACGGGCATCGGCCTCACACTGCAAAGCAATATATTTCTCGTTGGTGGCGTTGACATTACCGGACAGTGGACGCAGAACGGAGCAGGGGTTGGCAATTCCTTCAATTTTGACGCCGGAGGGTCATCAACTTACACGATCACAGCAGGGGGATTAGGACAACTGTTTGGATATGGTTGGACCACCGCACTTATCAACGGGACGAGCGGCCTTGGACTGAACCTGAGCACCGGCAGCGGGCTACTTGAAATCGGGACCATTGCGGCTAATCTGAACAACTTAGTTATTACTGTTTATTACAACGTTACGGGTCCGCTCGAACTCCCAGACCCTCCGCACTCTATTCGCAGATTGAATGATTCAACGCCAAACGGCCCCGCATCGGGCTATGTTCTGGTGATCGGCGCGGCGGGAAAGATGTACGTCAACAACACCCAAGTTGCCTCCGGGCTGAGCGACAACCCTGTTTCTCTGATCCCCTTCCGCCCAAACACATCAGTACAGCCATGGATGTATTGGGGTGATTCAGCACCGATGGGCAATGTGACCCTTGATACAAAGTATCTTATTAGCGGAGCGCCAGTCGATTTTGTGTCGAACGGCATGGGAAAGTCAAGAAGCGATGGATTAACCTATAAAATGGGCATCGAGGAGCCGCAACTTGCTCCAGTGGTATCCACTACAAACTCCGAAGTTACTACGTCTGGAACGCTTGAAGCGACGGCGATCCCGTGGACGAACTACCAATCCGCGAACTCTGATTACGATTATGGTGAGACGAATGGAAACCCCGATCCAACCCCAGACGGCACGGCCCCTTATGTTGTGGATTGCGCGAATGCATCGTTCATTACAATCAATTCCATCACGGGCACGGCAACTGTCAACGGAAACTCTTCGGCGACACCGACTACATCTGGTCCAGTGACAAATACCCATCCCGCCTATTACATTCAAGCGGCAGGAACTGGCCATTTTCCTCCAGCCAGTGCCACGATCATCACTGGAGCGTTTACGGACGGAGACGGGCATGTCATTCCCGTTGGTGTGGCTCCCCTCTACGTGCCGTCTGTGGTCGATGTGGGCGCGGTCATTGGCGTGACCAATGGAATCACCGTACCATACGGCGCGCAGGCGTTTCAAATCGGCATTGATTCGGCAGGTAATACGTTCCACGCTAACTCTGGATCGTTCTCTATTTCGACCACTGTGACAACAGATGCTCTTCCTACGGTGACAGCGATACTCGGCACGCTCGCTCTCTACTATTGGGGGGATACGCCCGTTGCGCAGGCATATTATAGCTGGAAGAACCCCGGCGATCCGGGCGGCGGAACGGCGCGTACAATTTCAGATGCAGTTGGCAACACCGCAGGCAACTCCTTTATACTCGACGCTTCGTTTGGCTCATCTGCTGTGCCTCCACTTCCTGCTGGAATCCCCGGTCCTCCAGGGGCAGCGGGAACTAACGCGCCAAACGTTCCGATGCAGTGGTTCTCGCTATCGCCAGAAAGCGCAGTGCTAGGTAGCTCTCCGGTGTTTCCTTCTCCCATCACTGCCACATATCCAGCGCAAACATACTACAACGACTTCAATTTCTGCCTTTATGGGAAGATATATATTCCAGCCCCCGGTCACTACACTTTTGTGCTTACCAACGCGGAGGATTGTATCTGGGGGATTCAAGACGCGACTCTGATTTCGGCCACAGCCACTACCCCAGCCTATGGCGCGGTATCTCTTTCGTCTTCAGGACAAACAATTACCGTTGCTCAAGGCTATCGTTTGCTTCCAAGACAACAACTGACCGCAGGATTTTTTGGTGAATATGCGCAGACCACGGTTGTTGTGTCGTTTGCCGCAGCGGGAATCTACGGTATTGAGATCGATTACAACTACGGAAGCCAACTTGTGCCAGACCGCATTTTGTTGCTCGAAGGATCGCCTGTTCCTGGTCCCGGAACTGGGCCGAGTGCGCCGACCATCATCCCACCATTGCCTATCGGTGTACGCGAGAATACACAATACCGCTATACCTATCGGTCAAGCGCCACGGGAGCAACATCTAACCCCTCTCCAGAATCAACGGCTGAATCGGTTCCTGTGCTGGCAAATACGATAACCTCATTCTGGTCTCCTGATCCTCAAGTAGATGTCGTGGACTACTACCGGCTAGATTCTGTCACATCGAGCTTCACCTATGTAAACACGGGGCCGAACGATGATTCGGGAAGCGGAACAAATACGCCAGTAACCGACTCGCTTACGGATACTGAGCTAGGTACTCAGCTTCTCAATTATGACAATTACGAGCCTTTCCCCTCTATTGATCTGCCACAAAAGGGAATATGCAATGTATCTGGCGGTGTAATCACTTGGGTTTCCGGTGGTGCTATAGGAGGATCAGCGACAGGATTCAATATCCGGTGGCTCGCTGGGACCGAAATCCTTATTGGCTCCCCAACTTCTCTCGAATATACCTTTATTGCACGCCCTACTTCAAGCACGCAGGTTACGATTCCGGGAGTCCCTGACGGAACTAACCTGACTTATGAAATTCCGCAGCCGATACTTGCAGCGCAACCATTACCTTATCTGTGGGGTCCGACCGACAATATTAACTATGCCTTTGGCGTTGGCGATCCTCTCCGCGCCGGAACTCTATATTGGTGTGCTGGATCAAATCTTGATTCTGCCCCGGACACAAACCAGCAGGATTTAACGGACCCTGGCGAACCTTTAGTGAACGGTGCAATCAGTGGTGGACTTGGTGTAGTCTTTTCGATCAAGCGCGCGTGGTTGATTTTGCCCAACTTCTTCAACGCGCTTGCGACTGTGACTGGAACGGAAGGCTCAACATGGTCGTTGCAAGAATCGTCAATTACCAGAGGACTCTACATTCCAAGATGCGTATGCGTTTCGGGCGGTGGAAACATATATTTCCGCGTAGACGACGGCATCCATGTATCTCGCGGTGGGGCATCATCAATCTCAATTACCGATGATACTCTCTACCCGATATTTTCGCATGAAAGTGAGGATGCATCCGGGGATCAGCCAGTTCCCGTTACAAGAAACGGAGTTACGATCTATCCGCCAGACGATACTTTGCCTGAATTGCAACATTTTTCGTACCAAAACGGCTACATGTACTATGACTACCAAGGCGTTGACGGAAATCTACATACGCTCGTATTTGATGAAGCTGCAATGGGATGGGAATGGGATATTACAACTCCTCCGGCAACGATCCACGCGGCGAATGAAGGACCGAGCCAGCAAGGCGTACTTGTCGGGTGTGACGACGGAAGTGTGCGTCAATTCTCCAGTGTTGGTACGGAATCAGCAACGGCTATTATACTTTCGGCTGCAATCGGAGGAAAAGGATTCGCTCATTGGGGAGAAGCAGTTATTGAATACAGTTCAACCTCTACGATCACACTCAACTGCTACGCCGCTGACGTGGGCAACGGAAGCTACGGACCTCCTACAATTACGCTGCCGAGCACTGGCGGTCAAGTAACAAAATACTTCTTCCGTCCGGGAGCTAACAAGTGGAAACTTCTCTGGGCGCAATTCTCGACAACCGCTCCGTTTCAATTGAATTTCGAGGGCACCTGCTTCTATGTTCGCAGTTGGGGTTCCAGCGGCGAGTACCAGCCAATCCGAATATTTGGGTCTTCGGGAGGTGAAGGATGAGTACACCCGTCTTTACGCCTCCGAGTTTCAGGATGGCTTTTGGAACGCAATTAGACGACCAGCCGCTTGGCGTCCAACAGGCCCACAAGACTCAGTGGAATGCGATTACCGACATCTACCAGTCGATCATTGCCTTAAATGCCAAGACAGAGGGGGCAAAATCCTCCGCAGCAGAGATAATAGAGAATCTCAGCGAGAGCAGCGAAACAATCATTCAGCAGGTAGTTTCGCTAATAGGCTACCCGAATAATCAAATCGGCAATACCGCGTATGCTACAAAACAATCCGACTACGGAGCATTTATCCTCTTCAGTGGCTCTTCCCCGATTGCGGTCACGCTCACTACTCTCGGAATACTTCTTCCTTGGTACTGCTCTATCCTTAATTTCGGTTCTGGAACGGCCACACTAACACCAGCATCGGGAAGCATAACATATCCAAGCAATCCAGCCGCTGCCACAATGCCGGTAGCACAGGGCAATGTTGTCTCCGTGGTCTATGACGGCACGAACTTCTGGGGATTTACAATTTTCGGTTCGTCATCGGGGCCTCCATCTGGATTAGACTTTTCGCAGATTTTTCAGTTGATGGGAGCGTGAGATGGCAGTCACGATCAGAGTTCTCGGACAGGCAGCGCCAACGGCGACGGTAGAAACGGCGCTCTATACCTGTGCGACGACCTCTGCCGTGATCTCCACCTTGAATATCTGCAACTTCGGAGCGTCGCCAGATACGTTCTCAGTGCGGGTATGTGTGGGCGGCGCAGCGGATTCAAATGAGCAGTATGTCTTCCCAAATACTCCGATTCCGGCAAACACAGTGGTCCCCTACACCAGCGGTATCACGCTCGCAAATACAGATGTAATCAAGGTGGTCTCGGCTAACGGAACCTGTGCATTTCAAGCCTACGGCCAGGAGAACTCTTAAATGTCCGTTGATCCCTATCCCGGTCCAAGTTCCGCCGTAGGGCCGCAAGGCGCGACGGGCGTACAGGGGCTTCAGGGTACTACTGGCGTTGGTATGCAAGGCACGACTGGCTCCCAGGGGTCAACAGGGATTCAGGGGTCTACCGGCACGCAAGGCACAACCGGAGCCGGGATGCAGGGGACCACCGGAACCCAAGGCGTGCAGGGCAGCACCGGAACCCAAGGCACGACAGGCAGCGGGTCACAGGGCACGACGGGTTCCACGGGACCGCAAGGAACAACAGGGACTCAGGGAACAACCGGCGTTACTGGTTCGCAGGGAACAACAGGATCACAGGGAACTACCGGGACCACGGGTTCTCAGGGAACTACTGGTTCTCAAGGCGTGCAGGGGATCACTGGAACTCAAGGAACAACCGGGGCAGATGGAGCGCAGGGAACTACCGGCTCTCAAGGGGCAACCGGCAGCGGTACTCAGGGAACCCAAGGTGTTCAAGGCGTGCAGGGGATTCAGGGAAACCAAGGCACAACAGGAACGGGAACCCAAGGTACGCAAGGCACTCAGGGTACGACCGGAAGCGGAACTCAAGGTACTCAGGGAACAACTGGCATCCAAGGACCGCAGGGAATTCAAGGCATTCAGGGAGTTCAAGGAACAACCGGGATGCAGGGCACCACTGGGACAACCGGAGCACAAGGCACCACAGGGACGACAGGCGCTCAAGGTACTACCGGCACGACGGGAGCGCAGGGAACTACCGGGACCACGGGTTCGCAAGGCACCACAGGCACAACCGGCTCTCAGGGCACACAGGGGATTCAAGGGATTCAGGGCAGTCAGGGAACGCAGGGAATCCAAGGCGTTCAAGGTCCGACCGGCAGCGGCGCGTTCGGCGAAATCACCATCAACAACAATGCAACCGGTATAACCCTAACCAACGCCAATCAGTTTTACCCGATCAATACCAACTACACCGACGATCTGTCTCCGGTAGGAACCACTTATAACTTAGGCAACGGAACCATCACATCGAACACGACAGCCGATTTCGGGACGATGTTCACTGCCACAGTTTATCCAAGCGGCAGCAATCACACATTCGCTTTTCAGATGTTCAAAAACAACATCGCCATCCCCGATCACATCTGCGTCGTAAAACCTGCCTCGACGGATATTGTGACCGTAGCCATAACCGGGATAGATAGTTTGAACTCCGGCGACGTAATTCTGATGCAGGTAGAGCAAACCGACGCTGGCGGGGAAGTAATCACGGTCGAGGATGCCAATTTCAGCATTTTTCAGTTAGGTGCTGGAGCTACCGGACCTCAGGGGACGACTGGTACGCAAGGAACGACAGGGACAACTGGTAGCCAAGGGACAACAGGCACTCAGGGGACAACTGGCACTACCGGCTCTCAAGGAACAACCGGAACCACAGGCAGTCAGGGCACAACGGGTTCTCAGGGAACTACTGGCAGTGGCTCTCAGGGTACTACGGGCACCCAAGGATTAACTGGTACGCAAGGGACCACCGGCACTCAGGGATCGACAGGAACGCAGGGGACTACGGGAAGCGGTACCCAAGGCACGCAGGGCGTGCAGGGGACGACAGGTATCCAAGGTACTCAAGGTATTCAAGGAAATCAAGGAACAACAGGTAGTGGCACGCAAGGGACGACAGGTTCTCAGGGGACGACGGGAACTACAGGCTCCCAAGGAACCACCGGGACGACAGGATCGCAAGGAACAACTGGTTCTCAAGGTACTACGGGTACAACCGGCAGTCAGGGAACCACAGGAACAACTGGGGCGCAGGGCACCACCGGTACGACTGGTTCCCAAGGCACGACCGGTACTACGGGTGCACAGGGGACGACTGGGACAACCGGCTCTCAAGGGACTACTGGCACTCAGGGGATACAGGGAGTCCAAGGAACTCAAGGAGTCCAAGGGACGACAGGCAACGCCTTCCTTCTAGGAATCAACGCGCAGTCAGCGAGCTACACGGCGGCTACTGGAGACTTGGGAAAAGTTATTCAGGCGAACTTTTCTTCCGCGCAGACCGTCACTCTTCCAACTTCGTTCGCAACAGCCTTCTATCTTTGGGTCAAGAGCGTAGGCGCGGGAACCTGTGGAGTCACCGCAGCAAGCGGCAATATCGACAATGAAAGTACGTGGACGCTGACGCAATGGCAAGCGTCCATGTTTTACTGGGATGGTGCGCTATGGCGCGTTTTGGGATCTTCGTTCGAGATTTAGTTCTCCTGCTCCTGGCGGCGAGCATGGCCTGGGGAGAAACCCTGCCTATCGCAAATGGCGGAACCGCAGCAGCCACGGCGAAAGCTGCCGTCAGCAACGTGCTCGGCAACCCTACGGTCAATTACTACGTGGTGAACTGTACTTCGACAAGTGCTTGCACACCCCTCGGATACAATATCTATGCACAATATCCTCCTGTAATCAGCGGTGTAACTCACGGAATTCAACTAGCCTCGTTGGGAGTCTTTAATCCAACCACCATCCAGGTGACGACGAACAATCCTTTATTTGCCGCGCACACGGTCAGCAACGTCCGCCGCACCTGCGTCATTGACAACGACACGCAATCGGCTACGGCCTTGACCGCCGCGCAGTTCTCCGGCAAGTGCGTGGTCCCCTATAATGCGACCATAGTAGAGGTAGATGTCTCGGGCGGCACGCAGACCCTGACCGGATCAGCCACAGCCCCAACTTTCACTGGCACAAGCTCCGTCCAGATCGGCAAGGTAGGCGTACAGGGCGTTACCAGCATCCTCTCGGCGGCTTTGGCTACAGCTTCAGGACGGGCCTGCGCCACGACGCAGATTTCGCAAACCTGCATTTTCTATAATGGTGCGACCAGCAGTTCAACCGTCACGCTGTCGGATACGACCATCGCGGCGGGCGACCAGCTTTACATCTCCGCAGCGACGGCTGATGCAGCGCAGACTTGGTACGAAGTGGTGATCGTTTTCACCGTGAACAATGCACAGTGAGTTGGGAAAAAGGAGACCGTATGAAGAAATTTGTATTTTCAATTCTGTTGGTGGTGGTTGCCGCTTTGATCGTGTCGGCGCAGAACCAAGCGCCCGTCGTCGGCGTGAGCGGGCAATTTATTTTACCCAACGTCAACATCTGGGATGAGTTCTGCGGGAACACTCCGGCGACGACTACTACTGTCGGTCAACTGGGTTGGGACATCACGAACATCGTTAGCGGCACGACCCCGGTAGCGGCTGTGGCCTCAGTAGCGAACCATCCCTGCCTGATTACCCTGAGCACGGATACAACGGCTACGCACGGCGTCGGCATCTCGCTTGGACACGCTGTCGGCACACTATTCCCCGGCAACACGACCAACTGGCAGGCAGAGTGGATTCAGGAGATCAACCAAATTTCCACTGGAAGTTATCGCATCGGATTCGGCACGGTAGATAGCGCGACGGCTATCCCAACCAACGGCGTCTACTTTCGCTTCCTGAATGGCACCGACAGCTTCATCAACGTGTGTTCGGATGCGTCGTCAAGCGAAACCTGCGCTGCGACGACCGTCAACCCTTCGGCGGCGGATTATGTGGACCTGTTTATGAATTCTTCGGCAACGGGAACCATCACCGCTACGGTTACAGACGTAACGACTCCAGCAACCTCGACGATCAAAGTGTGTTCTGGATGCACGGTAAATGCCACTCCCTATACCGGAGTGCTTTCGCCATTCTTCAACATCGTCGAAACAGGCAGTTCCGCAACTGACGTGCTGACCGTGGATTATTGGGGATACCAGCAAATTGCCACGAGGTAAGATGCGAAAGGCTCTATTCATCTTCGCGCTTCTTGTTTGCTCGGCTCCCGCGTGGGCCGCAATTTCCCGCCCTGCCGGTTGCATTGCGGCGACGACTAACTGCACGCCAAGCAATGCGAGGACAGGTGATGTTCTTTTAATAACCGGAAGGCGTTTAGGGTCTGGTACAGCCCCAACCCAATGCACAGGATGCACCGCCATCACTACGGGCACTGTGGGAACCAGCACTACCGAAATCGCTTACCGAGTCTCCTGTCTGCGCGTTCCACCCGGCGTAGTTACAGCGGTCACAATGGCTAATGCCGCCGACATCGCTATAGAAATTTTCCGTGGCGGAAACTTCAACGGAAGCCGGACGTGTGGACTATTCGGCACGCCGACGAAAGGCGGAACGACTGCCTCTCAAACTTATAACTATGCTGCTACGACTGCCACTGATGATGGTGGGGCCGCGACAAGTTGGTTCGTGGGCGTCATCATGCTCTCAGCGACTTCGACGAACGCGCTGAACGCTCCCACAAACATGTCGCAGGAGTTGATTAGCTCAGACAATCTCATGGCAGCACAGGACACGAATGGAACCTACAGCGGCAACTGGCCTTCGACAAACGTGACCGGCGGCGGAACCGCAGTCAATTATGCGACTGTAGTGATCGAAGTCAATGCCCCTGTTGTCTTGACGGCCTGCTCCACAAACTGCCCAACACTGATCGACGCCGACGATCAAGGAAGTAATGACACAATCGACGCGGCGGCAGAGGCACTGGAGACGGTCTACGTCTCACTTGCTAATCCATCTTTGGGAGGAAATCTAATTTCCTGCGGCTACAGTTACCACGGCACCACGCAGACGGTAACGATCACCGATAGCAACGGGCACGCGCTAACAGTCGGCAAGACAGGCAACGACGGCACCTATTCACTGGCTGAAGCATACGAATTGAATACTCCTTCGGGGGCTGTCTACGTCAGGTTTGTGTTCTCGGCGGCGGCGGAGGACTTCTTTGCTCACTGTGAGCAGTATATGAATGTCGCCACTTCGAGCGCGGTGGACGGCACTCCCACACTAAACACTGGACTTGCGGGACCGGGGACAATTTCGGGAACCGCCATTACTGTTTCACAGGCTGGAGACTTAATCCTGACCTATGTATTTCCAACTGGCGGGTTCTGCTGCGGAGGGTGGACTTGGTTTCAACCCGCTGCGGGATGGAATCTCCTGCCACTAGACAACATCATGGACACCGCTGCGGAGCAGTTGGTATACGGTGGATCGTCTGGTTCAGTTACGCCCGCAATGTACCTCTCGAACGCTTCATCAAACTTCAATATGGTTTCCATTGCATTCAAGAATGCAAGCGCTGGGACCGCTGCCCCGACCCCGTGGATGCCTTGCATCAATAAACAAAGCAACTCGACGAGCCCCTGGGTCGATCAGGCTCCATGTCCAGTCAGCGGGATCACCGAACAGGCGGCGATGACCAATAGTTCCTTCGGAGGAGTCAATACGACGAAGGTGACCGATGCCCTGGGAAACAGTTTCACGATGGTATGCGGGACTGGGGGGAGCGGCTGCGGAACAGGCAGCAACACGGCCTACCCAAGAGGGTTCTATGAGAACAGCGCGGGCAGCGACATCCCGACAAGCGACTCGAATTTCTTGACCTTCACTAAATCTGCCGCGCAAACCGTGCCGTCAGTTATCTACTCGATGGTCGGTGTCGAGGCTTACGATGCCCCATCGAGCGGTGGCACGAATAGCGGGACACAGGTTGCAGATGGTGGGGCTACCTGCACAAACACCGCCAATTCAAATACCACAGTTACTGGTGTTCCAACGACGAACCGGAAGGGCTTCGCCATCATTCAAGAAGAAACCGGTGATGGACCTGAGTGTGCCACATCGACATCAGGAGCATCGTTTGATTCTTGGTGGTACTCCGGGCAGGACGACGGCGACACGCTGGCTTTCAGTTCATCCGGCTTCGGGCACAATCCGTACACCACAAACGCTTCCATGACTTACACTTGGAACTGGGCCAACACGCAGGGTGCTAGCACTTATTACGATCTGATGATGTTTTTCCGCTCCTCGGTATCTGCCGCTACAGCGATCCACCACAAAGTGACATTGGAATGACAATGAACAACCGCAATTTCGTCCGTTCGGTGTTGGCGCAAGGCGGTATGGGAAAATCTTTTCGTTTAGTCCTTGACACGTCAAGGAACAAAGCGTATGGTGTTTTCAGATTGGCATGAGTTCGACACGACAAGCCGACTGGCAACAGAAGCGCGTGAGCGAAGGCAAGTGCGCGACCTGCGGCGAAAAGCGAGAGCCGGATCGGGCCAATCTAACACTTTGCCGGAAATGCGCGCGCAAACGCAGCCGCCGACAGAAATTGCGTTATGAGGAGAAGCAATGAACGAGCCAACTGAGGTATGGGTAGGTGGGGCGGTGCGTCCTTACGATAATCTCGACAGGCGCATGGCTTGCACTCCACAAGATCAATGGACTCCAGAGATGGAAGCCCGTATTAAAAGCGATCAGCAACAGTACGCATCTCAGCAACGCAGGATCGAAACTGCTGGTAGGGAAGGGCATGGGCAACCGTAATTTCGTCCGTTCAGTGTTGGCCGAGGGCGGCAGCATAAAGCCCTTGATCCTCCCCGCCTCCGTCTCCGGTGGCCTGCCCTTCTGCAACCCCTCGGTCTTTGTCGATAACGGCGAAATCTGGGCGATTCTACGGCATGTGAACTACGTGCTCTACCATTGCGAAACTGGAGAACTCTTCAACAACCGTTGGGGGCCGCTGAGCTATCTGAATCCCGAGCACGACCAGCACTTGCGGACCACTAACTACCTGTGCAAGCTGACGCCGGATTTGGACATCGAGCACTACTGGAAGATCGACACCAGCGCGTTCGATAAGGAGGAAGTCTGGGAATTTGTCGGCTTGGAGGATGCGCGGCTAGTGCGATGGAACGGGCATCTCTATGGAATCGGGGTGCGGCGCGACACGCAGCCGAACGGTCAGGGGCGCATGGAGTTCTCGGAACTGGAAGTAAGCGCGGACGCAGTGAAAGAGATCGGGCGCTACCGCATCGAGCCGCCGGACAGGACTTCCTACTGTGAGAAGAACTGGGTTCCGATACTCGACCAACCTTACCGATTCATCAAATGGACCAACCCGCTAGAACTGGTCGAGGTCGATCTGGTAACTCTCGAAGCCAAGCAGGTCCGACCCGTGAACGAGTCTGCGAAGATTCCAAACCTACCCGACTTGCGCGGTGGTTCCCAAGTCATCCGCTGGCGCGATTCGTATATTTACCTCGTTCACGAGTGCACCATGAAGCAGAATCGGATGGGGCAGAAAAACGCCACGTATCGCCAGCGTTTTGTACGGTGGGATCAAGACTTTAAGAATCCGTGGATCGGGGATGCGTTTTCATTCATGGACGGTGAGATCGAGTTCTGCTGCGGCATGGCGCTATGGCAGGATGATTTGCTGGTCAGCTTCGCGTTTCAGGACAATGCCAGTTACATTCTCAGGATAAAAGCGACGATGATCCCTTCGCTTATCGGTAAGAACGTATGATGAAAGAAAGGATGGTGTGATGATGTTTTGGAAAAAACCGCACGGCGAACAAGCATATTCAGAATCGCAAATATTGACGAGCCAGATGTTTTCGGCATTTCGCGATAGCGACTATCGTAAGATAGCCAGAATTGCTCGCAAACTTAAGAAGATTGGCTATAGTTGGAATTTCTCACGCGCTTTGGGCGCGTATGGTCAAACGGAAAACAAGTAAAAAATGGAACAACTGCTCGACTACGTGAACGATCCCAAGAACGCGGAGTACAACTTCGACTTGGCGCGTGCCTACGACCGCGACTCTCACTACGCCGCCGCAGCCGGTTTCTATTTGCGTGCCGCCGTCCATGCCGACGACGATCTCCTGTCTTACGAATCACTTCTTCGCCTCGCCGCGTGTTTTACCAAACTGGGTGGCCGGGTCTACATGTGCAAGGGGATTCTGCTCCGCGCCATCTCTCTTCTCCCCGACCGGCCCGAGGCATACTTCCTGCTCAGTCGTCTTTACGAAGAGGACAAGGCGTGGCAGGAATCCTATACTTTTGCTGTCATGGGACAGCGATTATACGCCGCGCCTCCCCTACGTACCAACGTAGACTATCCGGGCCGCTACGCTCTAGTTTTTGAGCAAGCCGTATCCGCGTGGTGGATCGGACTATACGACGAGTCCCTGCATCTCCTACGCCAACTCAGGAAAGACCCCACCATGCTGCCGATCCATGTCAACTCGGTTCGGGACAACCTGCAACGCTTAGAGGGAACAGTCTGGCGCGAGCCGCGCTTTTACGAGAGGGAGATGTATGAGCGGCTGCGCGTGAAATTCCCCGGCGCACGCGGCATCGAGCGGAACTACTCACAGGTCTACCAGGATATGTTTGTCCTGACGATGCTCAACGGAAAGCGGAACGGGACGTTCTTGGAGATCGGCTGCAATGATCCCTCTGATCTCAACAACACGAAGCTGCTTGAGGAATGGGGATGGACCGGCATTTCCATCGACAGGGACGCGCAGATGACTGCCAAGTGGGAGGGGCAGCGGACGGCCAAGGTCATCACAGCAGACGCGCAGACGCTCGATTACGACGCGCTGATCGACCACGATTACGATTACCTCCAGATCGACATCGAGCCAGCCTTGCAGTCGCTTACCGTCCTGCTCAAAATCCCATTTGAGAAGCACAAATTCGCCGTCATCACCTTCGAGCACGAAGGTTTCAAATGTCCCGAAGCCGAGGCGCGCAGCCGCCGCTATCTGCAATCCCACGGCTATGTCATGGTTGTGGGAGACATCGCTGCGGACGGCTATGAAAACTTCGAGGACTGGTACGTTCATCCTGATCTGGTAGATCACGCGATTATTGAGAAGATGCGAGTCAAGACCGAGGGTGCAAAGCGGCCTGAGAAAATCTTTTTAGGAAAAGGATTAGGCAGATGAAAAACCCGGTGACGCCAAGGCGGTGCAAGCGATGTGGGGCTATTCAACACCGTCCAACCGTAAATGGATACTGCGCCCTGTGTACTACTTGGGTGCAAAAACAGAAGAAAAAGAAATAGTCATAGGGAGAGAAACGGTTGTACAATCTAACCGATAGGTGTCGTCCGGGAGCGGCACGGAGGATGACATTGTGTCTTTTTTCAGTAGCATCTTTGGTGGTTCATCGCCCGAACTTTCGGCTCTCATATCGGAGTTCGGGCAAATTGGGAAATATCAAACCGGGCAGGGCCAGAAATACACAAATAAAGCCGGAGATTTTTATTCGGACATTATATCTGGAGACCCGACCAAGCAGATGCGGGTCATGGCCCCTGCCATAGACGCAGCCAAAAAATCATCTTCTCAGGACATCAAAACTGCCACGATGTTCGGCCCGCGCTCAGGCGGGACAGCGGCAAAGAACGCATCCTCTTCCGACACAATCCACGGCTACATTGCCGATCTTATCGGGCAACTGACGGGAAGTGCCGCAACTAATTTGGGGAGTTTAGGGACCACGATGACAAGCACAGGTCTTCAATCCTTAGGGGCGGAGACGGAAGCAGTCCAGCAGCAGATGGAGAACTGGAACAACTCGATCCTTGGTCTTGGAATCACGAAGGCTGCTGGATATGGATTAGGCGCAGCTTTAGGAGCATAAAAATGGCAAATGTTGAGACGTTCAATGAGGGCTTCGATTTGGGTCTAGGGAAGAAACCCCCTAAGAAGAAGGCCGCGAAGAAAGCAGAGGAAACCGGCATTGGAGGGGTCGCGATCCCTCGCTCCTATAAGAAGGGCGGCACTGTTAAACGGTCCGGATATGGACGTCTGCATCGCGGAGAAGTTGTACTGACCAAAGCGCAAGTAAAGAAGCGCTTCAAAAAGAGCGCGCGGAAGAGAGTCTCGTCGAAGGGGTAGCATGTGGCTAATGTAGGCGTTTTTGAGTCTGGGTATGAGCAAGGAGTCGCGCGCCGTGGAGAGCAACGCGCTCACAAGCAGGCCATGTCCGACCTTGAATTTCAGGAGAAGCATAATGAAATTCAGGGCATGATCGACAACCTGCAAACCAGACTCTCAACGATTCCAGACAAAACCAGCACGGACTATCTAAAACTCAACGACCAATTGGCGCAAGCATTGCAACAGAGGGATGAGCATTGGAGAAGCCTCGATCACCCAAACGCTATCCTCAAGTTTGGAAAGATGCTTGGTCAGGATTTGAAGTTTTCAAAGAAAGCAGAACCCACTGCTGCGGCTCCTCCCGTCTACGGACAGTCAACGATGCAAATGCCAGCATCGACGACTGAGCCAGTGGTATTTCCCGCACAACCGGCGTACCAGCAAACCAGCGCTTCTTCGTCAGGCAAAGGGGAGCCGGGGAGAACGACTTACGATGTAGGCCCATTGGCAGGACAGCCTGTCCCGGATATGCTTAAGGGCGGCAACATCGATGTGAACCATCGCATCCAGATCAAGAACGCCGATGGATCGGGTAGCAGTATCTTTTCGGTTACGGTCCCCCTTGACAAGGACGAGAATGCCGTGCCTTGGGGTTCGCCGAACATTGCAATGTATGCCCTCGTTCCGGGTATCGACAACAACGGAAAATTCTTCACGCCTGACGGGAAGCTACCAAAAGGCGGCAGGCTCACCGGAGATCAAGAGGAGAAGGCCGCAGCCTACTACAACCAGACGAAGCAGCAGTTGGGAATCTTTTCAACTAAAGAGGCAGCGAACGATTACGCCAAGCACACCCACGCTTGGACGAATGACGGGACGGACAGAAAAGTGTACACGCCATCCTACACGGGACAGGGGCGTGGCCCACAGGAAGGACAGAAACCGGCAAGAATCTCCACTTCAACCCAGCCCGGTGTGCCTGCTGCTACCTTGCCGGGGATGGAATCGCCAGCAGGACCAACGCTTCCAACGGGTCCAGCGTACAAGGTGCAGGGGCCGCAGACGCCCGCGCAGATAAGGGCACAGGCAGAGGCGCTTCAACTTGAGAACGCAGGGCCGCTGTCGCCAGATGAGCAAGCAGACATAAATACCCGCATCGCTACACGCGGTATGCAGGCTCAGATCGACATGAAGATGG